GCCCGCGTAGATCACCCGCTTGGAAATACTCAATGCTTTGAGTAAAGGAAAGAATACCCGGTCATTGAAGTTGTTGGAGTCAATGACTTTACCCCGGGGACCCGGGAAGACCAGATCCTCTGGTTTTTTACAGAAGATATGCTGCGCCAGATCCTGACAGAGTTCCGGGGAGAGCTGTACCAGTCGTCTGCTGAGCTCTGTCTTGGTTTCTTTGAATACTTTTTTATCACCGTGACGTGCCGGGTCTTTGCCCCATGCTACATGAATGTTAGCACGACCTATGGACAAGTCCAGGTCTTTAACCCGCAGGGCAATGGTTTCTCCGACACGGGCACCGGTGTGAAAAATGAATTTAACGAACAGGTAGTAGTAAGAATGCTTAAACGCGTTTTTGCTGGAGCAATGACTGTTGGTACGGAGCGCTTCCAGGATACGCGTCATTTCCTCCATGGACAATGGTTCCCTGGTGGAAGGACGTTTGTCGCTTTTTTTGGGACGAATGTCCCGGATAGGGTTCTCCAGGATCTTCCCGGTACGGATCAACCAGTCGCAGAAGTTAAGCAGATGGGTACGACGTCTGTTGAAACTGCTGGCGCAACAGGTCAGCAGGATCAGGTTACGCGCAATATGATCAGGGGTAGCGGGGTTCCACTCCAGTAACAACTCATGGGTCTTGGAGTAATGTTGGTTATGTGTCAGGACAATACCCTGTCGCAACGTCCAGTTAACAAACAGTTCTGCAAAGCTGGTACGTACCACTGGTGGTTTAAATGGCAACAACGCTTGTTTCAGCTTGAATTCTGACCTGTACCGGTCTAGTGTAGTATCAAGGGTCTCAGCAAGGATGTCTGCTGTAATGAGCGCAGAAAGCGTCTCCAGAAGGGTCTTGTTCTTGTGGTATTCGGAAGGAATGGTTAGAGCATAACGCTCACCAGCGTATCGAAACCGCAGACGAAGTGTATTACCGTTCCAGGAGGTCGTGACCATGCTCGTACCCATTTGTACCCAAACCCCAGGTCTCGTACCCGTTCGTACCCACTCGTACCCAAAATTGTGACTGGAACTTTCGTCTAACTGTCTGATTCTCTGAGCCGTTAAAGGGAATTGAACCCTTGACCTCTTCCTTACCAAGGAAGTGCAAGAGGTTCATTACCATACAGTTACACTCTAACTCACCCTTCTCGTACCCAATTTTCGTACCCAGGTTACTATTTTAGTCCTGCGTTTGGGGTGGCAAATGTACAGTAAAACGGATCAATAATGACAAATTTTTATGGTATATTTGCAACAAAATTTTTAAAATCCGGTACCTGTCACGTACAGGTTACCACCTCTTAAGAAGAACCACTTTATCCTGTTGAAGATTTCTTAACCAGATTTCTCACCTTCTTAAGTCACGTAATGAAATATAAGCGTTTGAGTAAAGCCGAGATCGAGGAAATGAAAGTAATGGTACAGAAAGGTACCGCTCCTGAAGATCTTGCACGACATTTTGGTATCGCTATCTCCAGTGTACACAACTACAAAAAACAGTTCAAAGCTGACGGAGTAGAGTTTCCAAATGTCAAAGGTAAGCGACCGACCGGGATGGCTAAACCGTCCGGGGTAGTCGCTGGCAAAAACCAGGTCGCAAAGACCGATACACCGCAACCTATACACAGCGGGTATAAGTTTGTTGTCAACGGGGTCAGCGTCCAGGTGGACGGGACCGCCAAGAATGTGGTCATCGGAAACGGTACCATACAGATCGACTTTTAAATACACAAGACCTGGTTTCGACCGGGTCTTTTTATACATTACCCTACTAAACTATTTAGCAAATGATCGCGTGGATCAAGAATTTACTGTGCGGTAGTACTATAAATAAACTCCGCGAAGAAAACGAACAACTCCGTCTTAAGCTCCAGGAACGCCAGGAGCATATCAATAAGACCAACTCCTACTGGAAAGGCGTAGTGCGCAACCTGAAGAAACGGGCATAGCTGTATACTGCGCGGTATTTCTCCGGAAAATTTGTAGAGGTTGTTATTATGGGTAGATTTGAGTATAAGACGTACCCATGCTATACAGCTTACCCAATGGTAAGGTTATTGAAATGTCGGTAGAGCAGTACCTGGATATCACGGACGAAGACTTCGAATACCTGATGTCCATCAACTACGGGGAAAGTGTTGAAAACCCGTTCTTTGGCTCTATTATCTCGCACCAGTCCCCGGTTATTCCCGATGATACTGTGGAAGAATCGGACGATGCGGTAGACATTCCTTTTACCGACGAATAATCCTTAGTTATTTACTTACCTCTTAGTTATCTAGTCACATACTTAGGGGGCAGGCACCGTCTGCTCCCTATTTTTTTGTGTCAAAGTTGTAGATGTTACTCCTAATTTGTATAACTTCACCTGTCTAAATTAAACCCCATGCATAACCAACACAAGACAATTAGCGTGAGCGCTAAATCAATGAGTGTCCAGTACATGGACACCAACAAACACTTCGTGTACCCCCTGGAATTCAGTCCTAACCGGGAGATCATTGTGTTTGGAAAGAGTTTTAAGGGAGTCAAGGCAAGCGAGGTCAAAACCCGCAGTCTGAACTACCGGTCCCGCGAAGTCCTGCACGATGTGCTTTACGGACGACTGCGTTACACCCCGGAGCAGATTGCTGAGATGCCACTGATCCGTCAGTACTATATCCTGGATATAGCACGACGGGCAGAACGCGCACTGTACTCCTGGAAAAGAGACCTGGTGACCAATACCGTGGACAGCTGGCTGACCGTGCTGTTTCCCAAAAGCAAGCTGGTGCAGCACATGGTAGATGTCTCCGAGGACAAAAGAACCGGTATGGATGTCACCCGCATTGACATTCGCTCTTTGGTGAGCGACGCGGAAATCATCCGGTTCCTGCAAGAGCGCCACATACTCCCACAACATATATGAGTTATCACAATCTGAGCAACGCGGAAATCGTGTTCCTGTACCTGGTCTCTAAATCTATTCGGGACCAATACGAAACTGCTTACAACCAGAAGTCGATCGAACAGACCATTCCTACTGACTATGGGGTGGTCCGGGTAGAAACACCGCTACCCAACGAGATGATCGAGACCCTGATTAAAAGCAGGCATTACCTGTACATGAAGGACATCAACGAAAAGCTTCACCCCCTATACATCCTGATCCAGGAAGCGGAACCTGAAGTGGTCGAAGATGTCCAGTCCATATTCATTCATCAAAAAGACTAACATGGAAACCATATTTATCTCTAACGGAGAAACCAAACTGATCCTTATCCCCGAACGGGAAACCGAAAAACAACTGGTCGCTGAACTCATGAGTCAGGGTACTATTACCGTAGACTTTGTACGCGGACCCGTTGATGTCCTGGGGACACCCGCACAAGGCGGCATCTTATTACGTGCTACAACTGCAGTTAATGATAAAGCAGAAACTCAAGACGTGTAATGGTTGTCAGCAGGATAAAGTTATCTGGAAATCCCTGGGTAAACAGAAGTTCTGTAAAGACTGCTGGATGCAACAGGTCCCGGGTAAAACCCTGAAGACTACGGTAAACCTTCCCCGCTTCAGTGACAAACGCAAAAAAGAAATGCCGGTCTACGACAAACGCAGGCTGGCGTTTCTTTCCCTGCACAAGTTCTGCCAGGCAAAACTCACAGGATGTACCGGGTACGCTACCGAAGTCCACCACAAAAAAGGACGGGTCGGTGAAGACTACCTGAACATCTCTACCTGGCTGGCGGTTTGTCACAACTGTCATCACTGGATCGAAATGCACCCGGAGAAAGCTAAAGAACTGGGACTATCAGAGTCCAGACTAATCAAGCAAGATGAAACCGGATTATAAAATCCTTGGTATCAAACCAGGTTACTACCTGCTGGTATTCCCGGACTACTGGGAAGACCTGTGGGCACTGTACCAGGACGAATATGGTAACTGGTTTGCGGGTTGTATGACCTGCGAACATGTCTACCAGGAATTCGAAGACCGTACCAAAAACGGTCTGATCAAACAACTTCAACAACATTACCTACAAAAAATCAACCATGAAGACATTACTGACCCTGATGCTGACCCTGGTTCTATCGATTAGCTACGCACAGGACCGCGTTGAGTATAGATGCTACCGCAGTAAGACTACGTACTACAGTGAAAAACAAAAGTCCTGGATTACCCAGCGGGTTAACGAAGACCTGGATATACGGATATCCATGAACAAAAATATTTTTTACATCAATGCGAAAGCACCCCTGATGATCGAGGTTTACCCCAACACAGATCAGGACATCAAAAATGACCAGATTGACGCTACCCGTTTTGAAGGTATGATGTTTACAACACAAACCATCAAGTGCTTTGTCACCATTGCAGCATTTAAACTATCCAAAGAAACAGCGATCGTGGTAAATTTTACTGATGACGGGGTCCTTTATGGTATTCATTACTACATTGAAAAACTAGGAGATGAGTAAACGTGAACTCATACAACAAGAAGCTATAGATACCGCACTAAAGTATAAACGGTGCGGACTGGCGATCTCCATGGGGGTGGGTAAAACCCTTATTGGTCTTCGCTACCTGGAGCATCAACTCAACCAGGAAGAAATGACCACCGCGCTGGTGGTGGCTCCCAAGGTGAGCATCTTTGAAAGCTGGAAAGAAGATGCTGTCAAATTTGAGATCAACCCGCTGGTGATGAACAGTGTTTATTTCAGTACGTATCTGTCCTTAGGTAAACACGATCTGAATGACTACGACGTGATCATCCTGGATGAGTGTCATAGTCTGCTGGATAGTCACCTGCTGGCGCTGCAAGGATACCAGGGTAAGATCCTGGGACTGACCGGCACACCCCCGCGTCACCGTAACTCTGAAAAAGGTCAGATGGTGGAGCGTTTCTGTCCTATTGTCTACCGTTATATCACTGATGATGCGGTAGATGACAAGATCTTAAACGACTACAAGATCCAGGTGCATTACCTGCCACTCAGCACAGACAAGACCATGCGGGTAGAAAACAAAGGCAGGGTCTGGTATACCTCAGAGCGTGACAGCTACGAGTACTGGACCCGCCGGGTTAACGAAGCCAAGACGGTCAAGGAAAAACAGATCACCAGCGTTATGCGCATGAAAGCAATGATGGACTTCCCTTCTAAAGAACAGTATGCTACATTTCTGCTGGACTGTACCAAGGACAAGTGCATCATCTTTGCAAACACCATCGCGCAGGCACGCAGGCTTTGTTTCTATACCTATGACTCGGAGAACTCCAGCAGTGAAGAAAACCTGCTGCTATTCAAGGAAGGTAAACTGAGACGCCTGAGTTGTGTACTGCAACTTAACGAAGGTATCAACGTACCGGACCTGAAAGCAGGGATCATCCTGCATGCCTATGGTAACGAACGCAAAAGTTCCCAGCGCATCGGACGACTCTTGCGGTTAAACCCGGACGACTGTGCTACCGTGCACATCCTTTGTTTCAAGGACACCGTAGATGAAAAATGGGTCAACCAGGCACTCTCTGACTTTGACCCAGGTAAAATCGAACACCTTAAAAACTTTCAGCAAACCCTAAACTTCTAACATGAGAGCGATTAAAATTGACGTAGCTCAGCAGAAGATATATGAAGTGGATATGCCAGCAGGACTGGATGCTATGTATGAGCAGACTGAGTGTGAGAACCTCAGCCTTCCGTATGTGTACTATAATGAAGACGGGTTGTATGTAGACGACGAAGCGCTCCTCAAAGATGTCAAAGACATCCCAGGAGCGTTTGCTATTGAACAGTTTCCTCACCAGGCATTTATGGGTCATGGACTGATCCAGGGTGCTGACCATTTTGGAGAACCCTGCGATGCCAAAAGCACGCTGCAGGAAATTATAGACAGTACCGTGTTCTTGACGCGCGAGCAAATGGAACAGGAGTACGAACGTTTACGCAATAAACCCTTTGAAATCCATGTCTGGTAAACATTTTACAGGACTATTCAGAAAGCAGCAGGACCAGCTTATCTACTCGTCCCCCAAGGACAAACAAAAGTATGAGCTGTTCCTGCAGCGACTGGGTGATGATCACCTGGTCGAAGTGTATATGGAAGAACAGCGCGATGATGGTACCCTGGCACAGCTTGCAAAGGTCCACGCGATGGTACGGGAACTCGCCTTACATATCGGAGAAACCTTTGAGGACATGAAACTGCTGGTCAAACGCAAAGCAGGACTCTGTATCGAAAAAGAAGTCGGGGGAGAGAAATACCTGTACTGTAAAAGCCTGGGTAAATGCTCCAAAGAAGAGCTTGCGCTATGTATTGAAGCAATGAAACAGATCGGTTATGATCTGGACTACCCTATTGAGTAAGGGGTACCTCTATAATTTCGGTTAACCCTTGTGCTTTTGCGGTCTCCTCGATCTCTATGCACAGGATCATTATGGTTTGCATAACCTGTTCCCATTCTTCAAGCTTTTCTGCAGCCACCTCACTGTTGATCTTACTGACAAAAGCATCGATCTCTTCTTTGCTCTTTAGATCCGTGAGGTAAACCAGGACCTGTTGCAGGGACATATAAAATTCCCCGCTGATTTGAAGGTCCACCATAGCGGAGGGCTTGAGTTTTTCTAACTGTATTTTTTCCATATTACAAATTGACTAAACTAAACTCGTTATGGTCGCAGAACAATCCACAATTATTCAACAGACCCAGGACAAACTGATCCAGCGACTGGAACCCTCCGGGTGGAGTCAGAAACTGGGACTGCTATTACAAAGCCAGGACTTTAGTACGATCCTGGAAACCCTGTTCCAGTACGCTCAGCACGGTAAACATTTTACCCCGGGTCTGAAACATGCTTTCCGGGCTTTTGAATGCTGTCCTTTTGCAGATACCCGGGTAGTCATCCTGGGTCAGGACCCCTACCCTTTTCCGGGAGTAGCAGACGGACTGGCGTTCTCCTGCTCACTGACCGGTAAAGTACAGCCATCCCTGCGGTATATGTTTGAAGGTATTAACCGACTGTTTCCCAGTGAAACACCCGCGGAACAAAACCCGGATCTGCTCCGGTGGGCAAACCAGGGAGTGCTGCTTCTTAACAGTGCCCTGACCTGCGAAATCGGTAAACCAGGCAGCCACCAGGAGATCTGGAGAGACTTTATGATCTACGTCATTGATAAGCTCTGCACGGAAAAAATGGACCTGGTCTTTGTACTAATGGGTAAACAGGCACAGACTTTTGTGCATCATATCCGCAACGCCAAGGTCATCAATACCACCCACCCGGCTTCTGCAGCGTATGCGAAAGCAAAACAATGGCAGGGAGCAGACGCTTTTGTAGAAGTAAACAAGTACCTGGAGTCCATTGGAAGTACCCCGGTTTCCTGGAAGTAACCTAGTTACAGGAAATATTTTTGGTACTACACATAATCACTGACTCGTATTAATTTGAGCACTAAAATCTCCACGATGAAAAGAAAAACTAATCAGCAGAAACCCTCTGCAAAAACGTATGACTACACCGTTGAAAAGAATGTACAAATCAACGGTTCGAGAGAAACTGGTTTTCTTGACAAGTTTCCTTTTGAGATCATGCAACCCGGTGACAGTTTTTTGATTCCCGCAAAAGACAGCAGGTCAAAAAACCCCAACACCCTGCATTATGCAGCTAAACAGTATGCAAGAATACGTCCTGGGTTTACCATCACCACGCGTCAACAGCTTGATAAGTCACGACGTGTGTGGAGGATCAAGTAAATAAGAAAGGGTCCTTGTTATGAGGACCCTTTTTCTTTTAACTTTTTGTTCCCTCGCTCTGCTTTGGGATCATACGGACAGTGTTTGCAACCAGACCCGCAACAACTACCGCGCAGTTCATGAAAGCGCTCGGTGAAGATAACCCGGTTACCTTCCCGGTAGTAATGTACGCCTTCTACCAGGTCAAAGTGATCATACTTCATCCCTGACCGCGGTACTTGGAAACTTTCTTTGCTTTAGGACCACGCGACTTGGTGGCTTTACCACCTTTGCGTCGACCAAATGTGACTTTACGGGCATCAGTTCCTTTTTTCATAATTTATTATTCAACAGGTGCTTGAGGAATAACTACAAATACATCTCCGTTTGTATGGTATAATTGACCAGGTACAAGACCTCCTGCTAAAGCAGCGTCGTTATCAGCATATTCAGGGAGACTTGAAAAATCTAGTTTGCAGCAAAGCTGATTAACCTTTTTGGTCAGCCAGTCCAGCTGTTCGTATATACCGTTAGGGTAGTTCATAGGTTATGGTATTAGTCTGCGAAGATTTCAAATGACAGATATCCATCAGGACACCACTCTTTTACATTGTCTGCTTTGATTGTTAATGTTAAAGTACCATCTGTTATGTAAGCAAAAGTTCCGTACTGAGCTCCAAATTGCTCATTAAGAATAGCGGCTAAACTATCTCCATTTGTAGAATTTTCACTACTATAACTATCATCTACCAAAGTACTATTACAAAGTAATCTTACTGATACATTATTAATCGCTGTATCATTTACTTGTGTACTAATTGTTATAGTTTCACAACATAGGTCTGCTGGAACTTCTTTCCATAGCGCTGACCCTTGAGGGTATGAACCCGCAGTGAGAACCAGGCTTCCCGGTACAATCTTGCCTTGCTTAGAGTACCGTACAAATGCGCGTTTTTTCATAGGATATTGGGTTGTTTAGTTATAAAGACTTGAGCATTGCAATAAGTTTAGGATGGGGGTAGACATCCACTTTATCAGTTCTGACCGAGTTGTGAGTATACACACCGGCTTCTCCTTTGAGCGCCCGGGTAGTCACACCCCAGATGTCTTCTTTATAGGTCAGCGGAATACCGTAACGATCTTTCCATAACTGCAGTAACTCTTTTACCGATGCGATCTGTGCGTCAGAGTAGTTGTGGAAATAACTGAAACCTTTATAAGGGGTATTCAGTTTGATAACATCTGCTGCTGGCACTTCTCCGTTTACGTAGTTATAAAACTTACCATTCTTTTCGGTAAGCTGACCCCAGTTACAGATCTCAATACCGATCGAGATCTTATCCAGGGACTGGTACGGAAGTCCGTACTTATCAAACGTAGATTCTTTCAGTCCTAGGTGGTACGCCCAGTACTTGGAAGAAAAACCCTGTACAATCTGTCCGTCATTTGCTCCCGGTCCTGAAATTGCAACACAAGTAGCAATACGCTCCGGTGTAGACGCCCACCATTGAAATGTGTTAATACCAGAAGATCTGCCGGCTGTGTGATGCAGGTAGATCTGTTTTTTTGGATGTTCTTCCTTGATGTATTGACTTAGCGGAAAATCAACTTGGATCAGGTTCATCTGTAAAGAAGTTTGAAATGAATTTTCCTACGACACCTACAATCATAATGATGGTACCCGCTACAGGATGTCCGTTAAGAACTACAATAGCAGCACCAAACGTTCCCGCAGCAGCCAGACTATCTCCAAATACACGGAGTCGTTTAGGCGTAGGAGCGAAATAATGTTTCCAACCAAAGTTTATATTAGACATAGCATACCGTTTTAATCAGACATCATCGTCGTTACAGACTTTGCAGTTCTCTGCGAATACTTGTTCTCCCACCTCGATTTGCTTTAACCAGAACTCGTAGATATATTGGGGAAACTTGGAGGTCATCAGCAGCTCCCGGAGCTCCTGGATCTTAGCGTTAATTCCTTTACAGCTCAGTCCTTCCCAGTCAATGGGGTCTGGAAAATCAGGTAATGCCGGAGGATCCAGTACAAAAGGTTCCGGGGTAACCGGAGGTTCTTCCGCGTCTACCGGTTCTGTTTCAATGCTGGCAGGGTCGCTTAGTTTATTAATGACCGCTACCCCCAGTAGTGCAGAGGCGATTGCTATAACAATGGTAAGGATCATGACTACTTGAGTTTAATTTTCCAGTAGGATTGCAGACCGTAGGTAAGTTGTCCCTGCTGGTTAAACCCGGCATTGACACCCAGGATATGGTCCCGCTTACTTTTGTAGAGTAGACCAGCATTCATCTGGTTAACCGGTTGTTCTTTGCTGCCACCCACCATACCTCCTACAAAAAACTGCCGCTTCAGTGGGGCGGGGAGTATCTGTGTTTCTTTGATGATGGGGTACTTCAGGTTGTAGGTATAGCCTCTACCGGTTACCCGGTTTCTGCTCACCGTATCGGTCACCTTGACCCAACCGGTGCTATCGATCTTTAAGCTGTCGAGCTGAATATTTTTACTAAGCAGCTCGGTGATAGTGTTTTGATACTGCACTACCAGTCTTGCATAGTTTGTATCAGGTAAATATTCCCGAACCGTGGAATCATGGTAAATATTGACTGGTATGGTCTTAATCACCTGCGGTTTACTGTAAACTGTAGAGTCTTTAATTACCCAGGTAGTATCCCGGATGATTGTTGGACCCTCAGGAGATCCTGCGGGTTTACATTCCTTGAGTAACAGGACAACCACCAGCACCAGGATGACCAGGGTGGTAAAATGTTTTTGTACAAATACGTTCATAAAGTATTGTAATACTGAGTCTTAGAAAACTTTCGTTTGTTCTGAGTCAGTATAAATTCCTTAGGTGCTAGAAAAGCTGTCTGTATAGGATCAGACCCCCCGTTGAGTGGGGAACCCAGCGTTCGCTGATTAATCAGGTCTACCTGTTTTTGCAGGTTATCAATACGGGTTTTATCGATATTGCTTTGCGCAAGCAACTGCTTTACGTCGTTTTTCAACTCAGTGACGTCCATCCAGATGATGGTCGAGAGAACCGTAACAATAGCTGGAAACAACCAGGTCTTAATAGCCTGGACGGAATCACCTTTACGCTCCATTTTTTTTCAGATTACATCGGGTAAACGGACAGCTGGTCCAAAATAATTTGTGGGTAAATCTGTAGACCTCTATATTTGTAGTTCTATAGATTCTCTCGGTCCTCTACAATATAATATACTATTTTTTAGTCAATCCCCCAGTTTCAAACCTTTAAACTTTAAATGTTTATGATCAGTACGGAAGTGTACCAACGACAGTTGGCAGAGAAGATGATCCGAAGTTTTGCGGACGAGTTCCGTCACAAGACCGGTCTGCGTATAACCATTAACCTGGACCGTTTTGTAGCGGAAAACGTCATTGAAAATCCCAGTCTGTCCATTATGAGCCTGGACGTACTGAAAAAACATTTTATGGACAGTCTTCCTGAAGACTTTCGCCTGCAGAACCTGGACGTCTTGGAGACCCGTAGTCGCAAACGAGACCTGGTGGATCTGCGCAGTATGTTTTGTTACATCGCAGTCAGCATGAACTTTACCCTGGTCTCGATTGCCCGGTTTATTAACCGTGACCATACTACGATTATCCACCTGAAACGAAAAGCGGAAGACCTGTTAAAAGTAGATCCTGCTTACCGCAGCCGGTACAACTATATATTAGATAACATAAAACAGTTACATGCGACTACTGTTTGACAAAATCGTTTCGGAAGAGATCAGTCCGACCGGGTATTATATTCTGCTTTGTCTTTGTAACGGATTTAAACCAGAGAATTCAGTGATCACCGCAGCGGACTACCGCCAGCTGGAGATCAATGAACTGCTGGACAACAAAACACCTACTCCCAAGGCATACAAACTGCTGGAGCGGGTATCCAGTGAATTTCAGTTTGATGACACTATTGGTAAGCTTAAAAAGACAAAGGAGCTGCCTAAAAAAGACCTCAAGTTTATTGAGGAATACCGGGAGATCTTTCCCAAGGGAATGCTTCCTTCCGGACAACCTTCACGGGTCACGGTTAAAGAACTGGAAAAAAAGTTCCAGTGGTTCTTTTCCAACTATAAGTACGACTGGGAAACCATTCTGAAAGCCACCCGACACTACGTAGAAAAGTATAAACAGGAGAACTATATGTACATGAAGACCTCCGGGTACTTCATCTCTAAAACAGAACGCGGAGTACTGACCTCTGCACTGGCGACCTATTGCGACATGATACTGGACGGTGGATGCGAACCGGACAGACCCGCTTATTCCTCACATACTGTTATATGACAAAACCCATGCTTCATGTGTACCCTGCTAAATACTGGCAGGACACGGTCCTTATTGTCGGTACCAAAGCCGGACTTGAGGACCTTAAAACGTGTATAGAAAAATGTCTGCAAAACCCCCAGCTGGGGTTCCATACAGACCTGCCTAAATCTGACCACACTCCCTACCAAGTGGGAGTGACATGTATCCCGGAGGACGTATTTGTTGCTGCTACTGAAGATCTACCTCCCCCGTACGAAGATGATGAAGAAGTTAACGAATCCGAGATGCGCGACATGTTGACGTTCATCTCACAATATGCTGATTAATATGCCATTATGGGTACACCGCTTTTTCTTAGCGGCAGTATTTACGGTCATGACCTGGTTATTTGTAGACCGGGTCATTATAGACATCGGTTTCCTGCAATATTTTTTTGTAGAGGTAACCTATCTAATTTCTCTAAAGTTGTATATCTTTATTCTCCAACTTCAATTTCCTGACGATGATTCCCGGAATGGTATCGAGTAACAAAGACCTTATAGAAGTATCTACGATTTCGCTTGCAGATGTATTTGGTGTCCCTGATAAAGAGGACATGCTGATTATCTCCCGTGAACAACTGAACAATTTACTGGATGACTGTCGCATGGAAGGGTTTAACCTGGGTATGGACAAAGCAAGGTCCATTATAATGAAAAGTTCCCTATATCCTGAGACAGAAACATTCAAGTAATGAGCGGAGGTTTTATCCATATTAGCAAAGCTTACCAGGACGCACTGGAGTATATCAAAAAACGCCGCAGTGGTGAAGAGGTATCACTCAAGACTCCCTGGAACAAGATCAACGAAAGTGTACTGAACGGATTGGAGTGGAATACCATGGTCGTGGTTGCCGGTAGACCCGGTAGCGGTAAGACCCTGTTTACTTCCATGATCACCCGGGAAGCACACAAACTTAACCCAGACCAGGACTTTGTGGTTCTGGACTTTCAGTTTGAGATGCTTGCCCGACAGGTAGCGATGCGTGAGATCTCTGCGAACACTGGTATTAAAACCAAAAGACTCGCTAGTGCTTTTGACCCGCTGGAAGACCAGGAACTGGCAGCGGTGATGAAGTACGTCGAGGCAAACAAGAACAAACCAATCTATACGATCGAGAACGTGTGTACGGTCAAGCAAATGAAAAGCAAGATCGAGACCGCACTGGTAGAGTTTAACAAACCCCTCATCGTTACCATCGACCACTCCGTGCTGATCGCCAAAGACGCTTCTGAAAGAGATGTCTTTGAGACCCTGCACACACTGGCAAAGATGATGACGGAGATGAAAAAGTACAAGATCATTTTTATTGTGCTCAGTCAGCTGAACCGGGATGTCGAAAGTGCCGACCGTCAAAAGTCAGGTACCTACGGCAACTACCTGTTCGACTCTGATATCTACGGTGGTGACGCCCTGCTACAGCACGCTGATCTGGTACTGGGAATTAACAACCCTACGAAGTATAACCTGACGCAGTATGGTCCGGAGAAATACATCATCGACAAAAAGAACATGCTTGCTATTCACTTCCTGAAGAACCGGCACGGGGAAGCTTCCGTGCTTACGTTCATGCAAGCAGACTTTGAGCGATTGACGATGTATGAAATACCGCATCCTCCTAAAGTCAAATAACTACATCTATGATAGACACAGCACCCAGAAAAATGGACAGACAAGAAGCAATCAGCTCGTTAAAAAGAAAACACGAAGACTACTTCCGGTCTCAGGGAATCTCCAATCCCTACTTTACCCTGAAGTATCCCTATGTTCCCAAGAACCGGGACAACGGGGTCATGGTAGTAGGTATGTTTCCCTCTGAAATCAAAAAAGGAGACGACGTGTACATTGAGCTGACAGACCTGAACAACATTCCGGTTCATGCTACTCCTGTCCTTTACAAACTCCGCTACAATCCCTGGCACCAGGAAGAGTTCGAGATGATCTCAGACCCCAGCAAGGGCAGTTCATCTGAGCGTTACCTGGTACCGGTATCTGAGCTGGAACTGGTATCGGGTAACCCGGACACCGGGTTTTCCAAACCGGACCCGCTACCTAAACCCAGCACCTTTATTAAAGAGATCGAATACGAAGACTGTCACCAGTCAGAACTGACTGCGCGTGACTGGGCTTGTATTCATCTGGCAACCCCGCAGAGCAACAAAAAGTGGTTAAACAAATTAATACAATCTACATCCCGACAACACAAGTAACATGGCACAATCAATTTTAGTCATTGCAGAGTCCGGTTCCGGTAAGTCTACCGCAATAGAAAACCTGGACCCTAAGGAAACATTCATTATCAACGTCGCCAACAAACCCCTCCCGTTCAAAGGCTGGAAGTCTAAGTACCAACTGTACGACCCCCAGACTAAGAAAGGGAACATGGCACCCGCGTCCAAACCACAGGACATTGAGAACATGCTGAAGATCATTAACAATGAACTCAAGCATGTCAAAAATGTCGTGATCGATGACTTCCAGTACATGAGTGCGTTTGAGTATTTCAACCGCGCTGCAGAGAAAGGTTTCGAGAAGTTCACCCAGATGGGTGCAGCGCTGGCACACATTGCCAAAGTTCCCATCCTGATGCGCGAAGACCTGCTGGTGTTCTACCTGACCCATGCAGAAGAATCCACTGACCTGGAAGGACGCCGCCGCGTAAAAGCAAAGACCATCGGTAAACTGGTGGACGACAAGCTGACACTGGAAGGACTGTTCTCTATCGTACTGTTTGGTAAGGTCAAAAAAGACAAGGACGGAAATCTCCGGTATGTCTTTGAGACCCAGAACAACGGAGAGAATACGTGCAAGTCTCCACGCGGGATGTTCGAAAAGTTTGAGATCCCCAACGACCTGCAACTGGTTCGCCAGGCAATTATCAATTATGAAAATTAATCACAACGTAAAAAGTAAACCCCATGTTAAGTACTAAAGACCTCGCCACCTCGAAAGCCAAAGTCTCCAAGACCATTAAACCCGGCAATGTAAAAGCAAAGATCAACTCGATCGCCCTGCAACCCCAAAAGACCAACCCGGACGGACTGTTCCTGGTCCTGAACCTGGAAGGTGAAGACCTGGGTCAGGAGTTTGAAGGCTTCCTGTATGACAGCGATAAACCCCAACTGGGACGTGCAAAAGGACAAGTGGGTCGTGTGCGTTTCTCCCAGTACCCTTATAAAGATATGACTACCAAGAGTGGTTATTTTGTACCGCGTGACCGTCAGATCCTCCGTGACCTGGCATCCCTTGCAGACACGCTTGGTGTACGTGATCAACTCGACCAGATCCAGGAAAAGGATATTGCTCCTTTTGTAGCAGCTGCCGGTCGCATCCTTGCTAACGGACGCTTCCTGTACTGGTGTATCGGTGGTAACTGTTACCAGAAAGATGATGGTAACAAGGACTACACCCTGCACCTGCCCAAGTATGACCGCAACGTGGTGACTCTGAATTTTTCTGCTAATCCTGATGCCGTGACACCGTTTAAGTACGATACGCACGTACAGGATGATATCAAGAAAACCGAAGAGGCTGCTCCCGTCAGTGGTTGGGGTGCTGAACCTACTACCACTACTGCACCTGCTGCAGCAACCGGAGGCTGGAAACCCAGTGGTTTTGAAATGTAATTTCTGCTGATTAAAACCGGGGGTAGTTAACGCTACCCCCTTTTTTTCCTATGCTAACGACGAAGTACCTGATGCAGTCCTGTAAGGACGTGCCAGACACCTGGATCTTTGAGCATTACTGCAACACCGGTGAAGCATTGACAGGTCAGGATATAAAGATCACTTCTGTATTTAACACCAAAGAGCGGACCCCGAGCATGTGCATCTTCTACTCGCAAGAGAAGTCGCGCTATATGTTCAAGGATTTCTCCACGGGTAAGGGAGGTTCTGCTATACGCCTGGTCCAGGACCTGTTCAACGAGTCATTCCATGAAGCGTCACAGCGCATCCTGGGAGACTATAACCGGTTCATCCTGCTCAATAACGGCACGCACCACAAGATCACTGAGTTCAAGGTACGCAGCAAGTATAAGGTCACCGAGCAACAGGTCCGCAGCTGGAATACCCGGGACAAATACTTCTGGCAGCAGTTTCATATTGGAAGCAAGCTGCTGGAGTATTACCAGATCCGCCCGCTGCAGTCCTACAAGATGACCAAGGAAGAAGACGGTGAAACCAAAAGTTTGACTATTGAAGGACCGTTTCTATACGGGTACTTTAAAAAGGATGGTACGCTCTACAAGATCTACCAACCCATGGTCAAGACCCATAAGTTCATCAAGGTACGCGACTACCTGCAAGGCTCCGAACAACTGGAAGGAAGTCCGCTGCTGATCATTGCCTCTTCCCTGAAAGACTCGATGGTAATTAAAAGTCTGGGCGTACAGGCAGATTTCCTGGTACCTGACTCAGAGAATACCACGATCAAACCAGAGAAGATCAAAGAACTGCAGCAACAGTACTCCCGTATCCTGACCCTGTTCGATAACGATGATGCAGGTATTGCTGCTATGCAGAAGTACAAAGAACTCTACGGAATTCAGTACGTCTATTTCCACATTGAAAAGGACGTAGCTGATGCCGTTAAAGCACACGGACCAGACAAGATCAGAACAGTACTGGTCCCCCTGATCAATAAAAAAATCAACTGACCTATGTGGTATTACCAAGACCAAGTTATCAATAACATTGATGACCTTCCCAATCATGAGCACCTGGAAGGATTTGTGTACGTGATCACCAATCTTACTACGGGTAAGTTCTACATTGGTAAGAAGTCTTTTCGTCATACCCGCAAAAAGAAGATCTCTCAGCGGGTAAAAAAATCTACCGGAACCCGTAAGACCTACGAGCGCACGGTCAAAGAGTCGGACTGGAAAGATTACTACGGGTCCTGTAAAGAACTGCTGAGCGATGTGCAAAAGCAGGGTAAGCGATTTTTTTACCGCGAGATCCTGGAACTGTGCTGTACCAAAAAGTACCTGTCCTTCTGTGAGATCAAATACCAGATGAAACTGGACGTGCTGAAAACCCAATCGTATAACGGAAATATCCTGGGACGTTACTACTCCCGCGATATGGAAAATTGTAAACCATGACTATATACTTAATCAAATACCGTTTTAAAGAAGACGGTGACAGCAGGGAATACTTTGCCTGCAGTTCTGTGACCGACGCGGAAAAGAAGCTGCGTCAGCTTTCCAAGGACAACAACATCCAGGTGGAAGTTGACGAAGAGCAGGGACCTATCCGTGTGCTGCGTCCCAAGACTCAAAAAGATGTGATCAACCTGATCAACGAACTATAAACTATGGAAGGAGATATCCTGATGCGGGAGATTACCGCACTACATCAAAAGTATACAGAGGCAGTACGCAATGCTATGCAACTGTCTGAAATTACTCTGGAAGAACGCAAGAACCTGGTAGAGTTTATCGAATACCTGGAAGCGACTACACAAGACCCCCTCACTTCTCAAAAGATCCGGATGTTCCTGGAAGGTGCAGGCATCTGGAAAACCACAACTGATCCGCATGTCAACTGAAATGTTAACTACGCAACCCCTGACCCAGGAACTGGAGAGTAGTTTTTACGAACGTAAATTCTATTTCTCTTACAGTTCGCTCAACCGGTTGCTGTATTGTCCGGAGATCTTTTATAAAGAGTATGTACTGGGTAACAAAGAAGAAAAGCTGGAGAGTTACCTGACCGAAGGAAAGCTGATCCACTGTCTGCTGTTAGAACCCGAAAAGTTTGACCAGCAGTTTGTGACTATGACCACCAAGCTGCCGGGAGAAAACGCCCGGCTGGTTGTAGACCGCGTATTTGCTCACCACCAGGAGCTCTTACGTAACGGAGCTACGGACCGCACCCTGCTGCAAGATTACGGAGACGCGATCCTGGATATCCTGCGCGACATTAATCTCTACCAGACACTCAAGACCGACCAGCAGCGTATCGATAAGCTGATCACCCCAGAGACTGTCAACTACTGGACCTTCCTGCACAACAGCCAGGGAAAACTCCTGGTAGACTTTGATACCCTGGAAAAGTGCAAAGCGATCGTTGCCAAGTTCAGTGTCGACAGCAAGCTCAAAGACCTGCTAAAGGTCAGCACCAGTGATGAATGGTGGAGTACCGAAGAGGTATTCAGTGAGTTACCGCTGCAAATGGAACTCAAGAAGTTTCAGTTTGGACTGAAAGGTATCGTTGACCGGGTGGTCATTGATGCAGGTGCTGGCGTAATCCGGGTTATGGACCTAAAGACCAGCTCAAAGACGCTTAAGGAATTTACAGAGTCGGTCAAGACCTACCGGTATAATCTGCAGGCAGCGGTCTATAATCTATTGATAACCAACCACTACAAAGACCTGTTGAAACAGGGGTATAAGATCGAGTTTTATTTTGTTGTAGTAGATAAGTTCCAGCAGATCTACCCTTTCCGGGTATCTGAGGAGTCCATGAAAACCTGGACCCAGGAGCTGCAGGAAGCGCTTAAGAAAGCCGACTACCACTACAGCAATAAAGACTATTCTTTACCTATCGAGTTCATCGAGGGTGTAGTATTGTAAACACCGATGAATGCAAAAAGTAAGACAGCTGGAAGCTATTCCAGTGGAGCAGTTTCAGAAGTCTACTTTTTTTCTTTACCCTTTACTAAGAACTCCCAGGTTGGTACTACCCCGTAGTACCTACATTGCCTGGGGGGAATATAAAGCGCGGGATAATTTTTTTATCTGTGTCTATGACAAGACCACAGACCCCCGCTTAAAGGACCTGGAAAAAAATAGCTTACTGAGAACCGAGCGGTTCTATGAGTTTGCTGAACGGGAAAAACATCTGATCTACGTGTTTGATTTCAACGACTATTCCTATACCATCGAGCAGTTTTTAGCGGGTGAGTACTCTACCTTTAGCGACTATGCCAAGCGCATGATCATTAAAGCGTACGAAGAAGAACCTGAACGACAGCTGATGGCACATGTCTACCTCTATCCCGAACTGTACTATGACCGGTACAGCGAGATCCTGCAGGTAGACCGGGGACTTTTCTATGAAGGCACCCAGTTGATCCGACCCCCGGACATCGACCAAGAAACCCTCAAATAAATTTGGAGACCTTTACTACAAAGTAGATATTTGTAGAAATTAATTGTAGACCTTATGTCAAAGAACATGCGCCTTTATACCACCGCGACGGGTGGTCAAAAAACCTTTGGGCTGATGCCTGTGACCGACGATTGTCCCTTTAACGAGGCGATCTACATGCCAACGCTCGAAGCGCTGGCGGTCCTGGGTAAGAACACCCGTGACACCTTCACTATGATGGAACGCCTGGACGAAAACGGAGAACCCTCCGCTACTCCGGTGAAGACCAAAGAAGGTAACCGCCTGGTTAAAAAACAGCAGCGGGTACAAGTGTCCAGTCCCTGGGAATATTTTATCCATGAAACAGACGAGATCCGTGAGTTCGTAAAGACCCACGCGATCAATGCTGACGAATTTGACTGGTTTAAGTTTACCACCAAGCTTGAAACCGTCGAAGCTCCGAAGATTATAACAAGCGAATAACCCACACTGACCAGCGTACGGCTCTTTTCTAAGAGCTGTACCACCTGGTCTGTATTTACTCTTACCCGAAGCCTAAAAGCTTAAACAGTTATTTTATGCAGAATCATTGGGTAATGGACTATGAGACCATTACAAACTGCTTTGTTGCAGTTTTTGAACATTATAAGGAACAGCGACGTAAGGTCTTTGTTGTACACCACCTGGCAGACCGGTCCCAGTTTGATGACCTGGTCAGCTTTTTGCTGGATAACCAAAGCAAAGAAGAGTGGCACATCTCTTACAACGGTCTGGCATTTGACGCACAGATCACCGAGTTTATCCTGGCAAACTACGAGAACTGGCGCGACCTTTCTAACGAAGAGATCGCAGCTACTATTAAACGATACGCGACGTACGTAATCAACCGTCAGCGCGACGAACTACCGGACTACCCGGAGTGGAAACTCTCCATCAAGCAGATTGACCTGTTCAAAATGAACCACTGGGACAACGTTGCCAAGCGCAGCGGTCTGAAGTGGATCCAGTACGCTATGGACTGGGGTAATGTCGAGGACATGCCGCATCCGCACGACCAGGATGTAACCACCCTGGAAGTACTAGAACAGGTAGTGAGCTATTGTATCAACGACGTACAGTCCACCAAACAGATCCTGGTTCAAAGCAAGGAACAACTGGGACTTCGTAAAGCACTTACCGAAGAATATGGTATTAACCTGTTCAGTGCTTCCGAGACCCGTATCTCTAAGGAACTGTTTGCTCATTTCCTTTCCCAGCGTACCGGTATATCCAAGTATGACCTGAAGAAGATGCGTACCTCCCGCACCCACGTGGCACTGGAGGAGTGCATATTTGACTATGTTCAGTTTGATACCCCTGTATTCAATGACCTGCTTAGTTTTTTCAGGGGTAAGGTAGTCACCGAGACCAAAGGTGCCGTGAACTATAAGCTGACCTACAAAGGTATGGACGTGTACTACGGACTAGGCGGGGTGCACGGGGCAAAAGACCCTGGTATCTATGAAGCCAAAGAAGGGTACACCATTATGACCTCAGATGTTACCAGCTTCTACCCCAACCTGGCGATCCGCAACAAACTGGCACCCGCGCACCTGAACCGTGATCATTTCTGTGACCTGTACGAATGGTTCTTTGAAGAACGCAAGAAGTATCCCAAGAGCGATCCCAAGAACTACGTGTACAAGATCATCCTGAACTCTACGTACGGGCTGAGTAATGATGAGAACTCTTTTCTCTATGACCCTAAGTTTACCATGTCAATCACCATTAACGGACAGCTGCTCTTAAGTAAACTGTTCGAGATGCTGGCAGAAGGTATCCCGGGTGCGGTTCCCATTATGATCAACACCGATGGTCTGGAGATGATGATCCCCACCTGCTTTAAGGAAAAGTACATGGAGATCTGTAAGGAGTGGGAACAGATGACCCGGCTGGAGCTGGAACATTCCCAGTACCGCAAGATCATCCTGGCAGACGTGAACAACTACATTGCTGTCTTCGAGAACCCGGACAAAAAACCCAAGTGCAAAGGACGTTTTGAGTGGGAGGACCTGCATGATAAAAAGGTCGCTTCCCTACACAAGAACAAATCCTTCCTGGTGATCCCCAAAGCGATCTACCAGTATTTTGTACACGGGGTGATGCCCGAGGACTTCCTGGATCAGAACCAAAGTATCTATGATTACTGTGGTGGGGTCAAGGTCAAAAGCAACTGGACTCTTTATGGTATTACCACGGAAGGGGGTGCCTTGAGCGAACACGAACTGCAAAAGGTTAACCGCTATTACATTTCCTACGGAGGTTACAAGCTGGTCAAGCGCAACAGAGACGATGGTCGCGAAATCCAGATAGAGTCCGGTAAGTGGATGCAGACGATCTTAAACCAGATCACCGAGACCACTACCGATCACTATGACATCAACAAAGAATATTACCTGCAACGCATATACAAGGAGATCAACAATATCTCCCGCGTAGCAGAACGATCCTTCACACAACTATCCCTTTTTTAATTATGCAAACCGCACTAGACTTTGCAGCAGATATGCCTGCAGTTACAGACACCGCGTTATACAAACTACAGACCGCTCCCATTCCGGAGCGTACAGACAGCTACACCCCGATTGCCCACGGGACTATTATTGAATCAACTCAGCAGTTGCTGAAAAACATGAACTTCAAAATCACCCGCACCCAGTACCGCGCTTCCACAGACGGGATGATTGGTCAAGGTGAGTACCACATCCAGTACGGTAACGACACCGAAATGGGACTGATGCTTGCCTGGCAGAACTCCTACAACAAAACCACCTCGTTTAAGTATGCCATCGGAGCGCACGTGTTTGTCTGCGCCAATGGTATGGTTGCAGGTGACCTGGCGTCTTACCGTCGTAAGCATACCGGGAGTGCGGACCAGGAAGCCTTTGAACAAATCTACATGCAGATCACTGAAGCCAAAAGCATCTTTGATAAACTCATTACAGACCGCGAGCAGCTCAAGCCCATCGGACTATCTGAGCGCGAGATCGCAGAGATCATGGGACGCTTGTATGTAGAAAAGCAGATCATCACCTCCACGCAGCTCAACATCATGAAGCGCGAACTGGAAAAACCCAGCTTTGACTACGGGGTACCTGGTAACAGTGCCTGGTCGCTGTATAACTACGCTACCCACTCGTTTAAAGAGGACAACCCGCGTAACTGGATCAAACGCCACGTAGACCTGCACGATTTCTTTGGTGACCATTTCCAACTGGAAGGGTATACACCAGCTGACCCACAGCCCCAGGTATTTACCATGGAACAACCCATAGGTGAACTGGTACTTGCTGGTTCCAGAGATTCGGTAGACGATATGCTCGACATGTTTTAATATCAAGAGGGTGCTCTTACAGACCGGAGCACCCTCCTATTTATTTGTTATGGTTGAAAGTCAAGAAAGACTTGGAGAACTAGTACAATACCTGTTATACCACTTTAAAAGTATACAGGTCCGCATGCTGTGGTCTACCCATGATTTTAAGGGAGACAGTAAACAACGCATAAACAAAGCAATCAACAAGGTTAAGCTGGCTATTGATGACGTGTGTAACCTGACCGACAACCAAGAAGTGATCCGTAAGATCAAGCAAGAACTGGACAAAGCAGACCTGGTCTATTACATGACCCTGACTGAGCAATTATTCGATCTGCCTGCAGACGATCTGCAGGAGGTCACCGACATTATTGACGAATACCTAAAAAACAAATACAATATGTGATGAACACCGAGCGAGTAAAATGTAGTGCTACCGGTAAACGCCGTTTTGCTACCCAAGGGGAAGCAAAGTCTGCCATCGTAGCAATACACGCTTATAATTCAGGGTCGCATCGCAAGCGACACAAGGGTAAATCTACCCTTTCCCGGGTATACCGCTGTGCACATTGCAAGGGATACCACCTGACATCTATGGAATACCGGTCTCACCGCCGCTATACCAAAGACAAACAATCCAAAGAGTTCCGTGAACTGGTAATCACCCCAGAGCAGGCGCAAGAATGGAAAAAAGATTCTTTACCCTTTCCAAATAAAGACCTATGATTATTGCACTAAACGGTTATGCAGGCAGCGGTAAAGACACCGTTGCTGCTATCATCCAGTACTTAAAGTGTGCCAACCGGGGTGCTCTTACCCTGGACGATGTACTAAAAGAATATTCCTCCCACGAGTGGTGGCTAGAAGACCAGTCCGGGTGGGAGATCAAAAAGTTTGCAGGTAAACTAAAACAAATTGCTGCACTGCTTTTAGGAGTATCTGAAGACAAGTTCGAGGACCAGGAGTATAAACACCGGGTACTCGGTCACGAGTGGTGGACACATTGCGATGAAGGGTATACTCCTATGACTGTACGGGACTTCCTGCAAAAGCTGGGTACTGATGGACTACGCACCGGGCTGCACACGGATACCTGGGTCAACGCCCTGATGGCAGACTACAAACCCAAAGAGACCTGGTATGTCCGCAAAGACACCGGTAATATGGAACGCTATGTAGATGATACCCTTCCTAACTGGGTCATCACGGACTGCCGGTTTCCCAACGAAGCTAAAGCAGTTAAAGACAAAGGTGGTCTGGTCATTCGCATCGACCGGCTGGGAGTAGGTCCGGTAAACGGACATGTCTCTGAGACGGCGCTGGACGACTATGCCTTTGACTACAAGATCTGTAACGGGTCTGACTTGGAAGCCCTGGCATTTACTGTACAAAATATCCTACTTAAAGAAAGACTATTATGATCACTGTAGAACTATCTGAAGACCTGATCCTGTCAACTGGTAACGATGCAGACCTGGGTGCTATGGTACGCACCTTGTACTACGCTAAAAAAGAACCCAGTGTTAAAATGATCGACCCACCAGCAGGTTGGCGGTACGGGTTTCCCAAACCAATACCTGAGGAAGTAACGGACACTACCCAGTGGTTGTTGAACAACGGCTATCCGCAGGAAGAAATTGACCGGTACGCAGAACATTTCTTCTGCCGCTACTGGTTTGAACCCGTCAAACTATCATCATGAGCAACACAAGTATTTTTATAGAACCGGAAGCTTTTTCTTCGACCCACTTTTATGCGGGTCAGTACACCGAAAACAACCAGGAGTATGGTTTTACCCTGGCGGTCACCCACGACATGGACAACGGGATGGTTCTTTCTACGGAAATCACCTGGATCGATGACACACCCGACAACACCGCAGAAGCAGAAGAAAAAATCTTAGAAGACTACTACACATTTATCTGATATGTCACACCCCTACCATCATTCCATCTCCTCCGCGCGCAAGTTCGGAGGCAGATGGGAAGACTATATAAAGATTCACAGCTGGTTCGATGAAACCAAAGCACACTACCCTGACATGCGCCACCGCGCTCTTCGTCACCACGCAGAAGGTATCTTCTGGTGCGAGAAGGAATTCGGGTACGTCATCACTAACTCAGACGGTAAACAAATACCGGTCCGCGCGATCGGTGAGCAACACCTTACTGAAGACATCGGACACATTCCTACCATCAAAGACTACCTGGACTGTATGGACCAGAAAGGCTGGATGTTTAAACCCGGCGAGGGACGTAAGATTCTTCGAGACATCAACGAACAAAAATTAGACTACGTAAAAACTTTAGAACATGTCAACTAAAACTAAGGGGAAAACCAAAAAAATACTGACTCCCCCTCAAAACATCATTGAATACTTTAACAAGTTAGACGAAGAAGGAAAAGAAATACACCTGCACTGGGACGGTGGTGGTGACTCCGGGTGGGTCACCTTAAATATAGACGGTAAAGAGTTTGACGATTACGGGAGCAGAGAAGGCAGCTTTGAACGCCAGCTGATCGACTTTTGCTACGATGTACTAGACTACGGGTCTTGGGCAGGAGAGTTTTCTGCAAACGGTGATGCACACTACGACCGCAACCAGCAGGCTTTTATAGGTACCGACTATTACAGTGAAGATGATACTGATCAAACACCTTGTAATATAGAAATTGCTATCCCCGAAGCTATCTGGTTTGACTCCCTGGAGATTAGTATTGAAGACGAAGGAACGGTTACTGCTGACCTGGTAGTCAAAAATGGTTTTACCACCCCTGAACACGAGCAGCAAATCTCAGAACTGGAAGACAGCATCCACGAAAAAGTACAGGACGAAATTGATAAGTATAGTGACGAGCATGAGTTTCGTTCGCTGTATGAAGAGTTTGATATTGCCCGTCACCTTTTCCAGAAAAAAGGGGACATGCTGGTATATACCATCACCTCTTTACCAATGGGTACTACCCAAACCACAGAAAAAGACATATTCATTGACCTAACTGAAATAGCAGATGTCCAAGACTGATACCTCCGTATATAAAGATTTTTCAAACTACACCTACAATGTAAACGGTACTTCAAAATTGTCGCTGACCGAAGCGCTTCGTCTTTGGAAAGCCAAGTACCCGGAGTTTATAGACTTTAAAAAAGACGTGATCACGCACCCCGGACTTCATGAGTTCGGGGACTTTGTCCGCGAAATGTGGGACAGTATAGAACCTGTCAATGTAAAAGAAGCACTGAGCCAGACCAACACAGAGACCCGCCGGTTGTACTTTGACTGCATCGGGGTACGTAAACTGTTTGCAGAACTTGAACCGGAGCTGATGGACCGGCAGGTCATAAAAAAGAAACGTACCCGCTGGGACGACAACAACGACCCTTACGAGTACGAGTTCGAGGATGTCTACGAACTCTACCGGATCAAGGGCACCAAGATGTTTGACAAGAACCGCTGGGGACAGGAACCCAACGATGTTTACGCGGTGCGCTGCTGGTGTACGACCACTAACCGGGAGTACTGGCTCTATGTAAACATGGAAGCAGCTACCGGTCATCGCTGGTTATCGGACATCCAAAAGGCTCAGTGGGACGCTATCCGCGCTATTGCCTGGACTATTCGTATCGATGTAACCAACCCGGAAAGAATCTACCGTCAGGGTGACATCATTGTAGTCAAGGAGGGTAAAGACTCCAAACACAGCAGCACTTACCACCTGGATAAAGAACAGTACCTGCAGCTGATGTACTCAGAAACATAGTCCACAGCTTACTCACAGCAGATCTACAAGTGTAGACCTTTCACTAATTTAGAAACCTCTCAAGCAAACCTCATGAAAAAAGCAAAACGCATTGTGCTGGGCGAAGGAGAAATCGTCGGGCACAAGCACATCCTGGAATCTTCCCGGGACATCAGTTACAAAGAAGAAAACGACAGCATCAGCTTTATGTTGAACAGCATGGGTATCCTTACTCATGACGAGCATGACCGCATGGTACTGGAACCCGGTAGCTACCGGTCCTACAACCAGGTCGAGTTTAACCCGTTTGACCAAACCGTCAGCCGGGTATTTGACTAATAACCAAACCAACAAAAAAGGGAGGGGGCGCAATCACCCCTCCCTCTTTTACACTATGAAGCTAGACGTATTTGGATTTGACGACCTATGTGTTAAGGTCTATGACCCTGCTACGAAAACACTGCTGAAGACCTATAAAACCAAGACCCAGGCAGCCAACTACCTGGGACTTACTATGGACCAGGTCAGCAAGGCTTGCAGAAGCCGGACCCGGCGTTATTCCCCTACCCTTCAAAAGGAGGTTGCTTTACGCATCTCCAAAAACTAACCCATGAAAATAGATGTTGAGTTTGTACTGCTGGACCCCAGTAAAGTATTGCTGGGATTGTCTTACCAAAAGTCAATGATGTTCGAATCCATCCACGACGAGGAAAATGTCCCCATCGATGAGCAAAACGAGGTGGTTTACCGCGCTCACGTCTACTCCATCGGGTTCTTCTTTTTCTATATCAACCTGATGTTCTTTACGGAGCTGGACTGATTACTTGATGTAGAAGGATTTCAGTTCCTCAAAGCTGTCCCACTTATTGAAGATATTGGTAACGGGCAGTACGTCTCCCCATTCTTTTAAGAACTTCAGTTCTCCTTTATTGACACCCCGTTGGAACCGCTCACTCTCGGTACCGTAAGGAGGCAGTCCATACACAAAGGTTTCACTAAACGCTTCCCATACATCTTCGGTGAAACCGATAATGGCAATGGGGTTTTTAATGAACTGACCGATCTGTGTAGGGTCTACCGCCAGCGATAATTCCGACATGATCCGGTCACTCTGGTAGACAAAGAAGTTGATAAGCTTCTTTTTTACGATCTCGTCATCATCATCGTCGTCATGCAAGAGCTGAATCAGGTGATTGAACAGCAAGCTCAGCATAAAAAACCCAATGTTCACGTTAAGTCGTACAATGTTTGACTTCTGATAATCGGTCAGACTATCCCAGGCACTGGTAAATACCTGCTTCCCATTAATGGTTTGTACCTGACGAGCGGTGCGCATAGCACCCACAAGCTTGAACAGCGAAGTCATAATACCTTCGGTCTCTCCCAGGTTCTCATCGTGGTAAGGTTTACCCCAGACACGGCGGTAATACGGATATACCCACTTATGGAACTGTGCTGCCATCTCTCCCAGCAGGGTTTGCTGTAGGACCATCCGGTCTTCCCAGGCATAGTTACCGTGCAGTCGTTTATTGGTCTCGTAGATCTTATTGGTCAGGTCAAAGCGCATGTCATCGGTTTCTTCATAGAGCGAAGTGTCCAGCGTTACCTCACCGGTCTTTTCATCATAGGTATGCGCATCGTAGACGCTGACCTTTTCCCCGGTTTTTTTATTGACAAAGGTCTGTGTCATAGTCACCGCGACACCGGTCTTAGTCTGCAAGGAATATTCCACCCCGTGCTGCATCATAAACATCATCTCCATCGCCTGGCTTTCAAAACCTTCGATACCGTCACGACTCATCATGGGTCGCATCATCCGGTACTTTTTGACGATAGCATCGTACTTGCTATACCCGCGTGGAAGACTATAGTAGTCCCCGTTCTTATCGCTCCCTTTAGAAAACTTCAGGATCTTTCTAAAACTCATGAAACTAGGTAGAAACTCCGTATTGAATTCCTTGGAGGCACGCAAGTAGGACTTCCCACTGTAAATGGTACCCCCGGCTGCTTCCACGTTGTTTTCAATACGACCACGCACGTAGTTATTTACCTGTCCAAAGGGGTTTAATCCGACTCCCTTGATAGACATAAAGAGCTTGACCTTTTTAACGATCTCCCCCATCCGACTGCGGTACGGGTTCTTGGTATTGTAAAACACCATGTCCATCCACTTTTGCAGACGCTGTACCACGTACGCATCTTCCCCGTTGGGGTCTTTACCCTTGAACTTAGCGACCGCTTTGGTAATAGAGTTCTTGATCACATTACCATCCGCGTCCGTCTTAGTGATCCGGCGTTCCCGGAGTGTACGCATAACCGCTACCACGGTGGACTCAAACTCACTCATGATATTGTAGTTGTACGCCATGTGCGCAAACTGAATCAGGTTGGAGGTCATCTCCTTACTGATCTCGTCGGTCCCTACTTTTTTGTTCTCGATCTTCAGTGCCTTAGTGAGTCCTGCCAGTTTTGTCTTGTATTCATCCGCGGTCAATACCTTTCCGGTATCATCGGGAGTCTGTTTTGCCCACCGCTCCTGCAGTTCCAGGATACGCTCTTTGATCTTTTTGATCTTGTACTCGCTTTTTACATCCCCGGTATAAAACACTGGTATGCTATTGACTACGTTCCCGTCTTCATCGAGGGCTACCTGTTCGGTATAGGTGTTCAGGGTAAAGGGGTTAATTGCACTTAGACCCTTCATCATACCCTTAAAGAACCCGTCTCCCGCTTTTTTCATCTGTGCCATCGCAGTACTGCGGATCACCGGTAAGCGGTTCTTCATCTTGTTACCACCAGGTATCAGGTTATTGAGGTCCTCATAGAGCCTGCTCCAGGTTTCAAAGTATTCTTTCTGCGCCTGACCCAACTCAGTAGTAGGGTTCATCAGTTCCGCATAACGCGGGTTGATCATACTTTCCCCGCTTTCGGTCACCTCACGGATCTCTACGTATTCCGGACGCACAAATCGACCACTGGTCTCTTCTACCCGTCCTTTGAACACGTACTGTCCTTTCTCGTATTCAGATACTGGACGCAGGTAGGTACGCTCTGCGGTATAGTACTTACGCTCAAACTCTTTAAACTCTTTGCTTTCTGCGTTTTTAGGTACCCATTCAAAGTTTACGGGGTCCCCGTCGCTGTTACGCTTGATACGCAGACGCATTACTTTCTTACGGGCTTCCTTGAACTCATCAGAGTATTTATGGTAAGGTCCGTCTACCAGCTCTCCCTGTTCGTTT